GAATTGGTTCTTCCACTTCTGGAAGCCCGCCACCAGGGAGGCGTCCGGGCGCTGCATATAGATCAGCATAGTATTGTTGACGCTGTATCGGTGGAAACGGCTCATAACAGAGAGATACTGCCGGTAACGGTCACTTTCAAACAGCTCCTTGATGCCCTGTTCAATGCCGTCCGTGATCTCCTTCAGCCGTTCCTTGTTGGTTTGCCTTTCGCTGTTTTCAGCCATGATAGTGATGCTCCTTTCCTTGAAATGCAAAAAGGCGCTCCCGCACAGGTGAAACTACCCATGCAGGAGCGCCGCGATATTTAGTTGCCGCCCCTGCGCGGGGGCCGGACGCCCGCCGCCTTTGCCTGCTTGCTTTGTGCCGTGCGCCGCGCCTCGCTGTAAGGCTCCCGGACGCTGATGCAGCTCTTGGGGACGATGTAGCTGACCGCGCCGGGATGCTCACGCCGTTCCGGGTACACCTTGCCGGGAAACTTTTCTGCCATGCGCCGTAGCTTGGCGGTGAGCTTCTGATTGTGGGTGTAGACAGAGGCTGTCGTTTCTTCTTCGTTAAACAGGATGATCGTTTCCCGTTCCAGCTTGGACAGGCTCATTTTGACGGCCTCTTTTCAAATTCCAGCCTGAAGTTGACCCTTTGGCCGTCATCGTCCAGCAGAACGGTGGCGTCATAGGTCTTGCCGGTTTTCTCCGACCAGCAGCCGGTGAGCTTCACCCGTCCGTCTTTTATCAGAGCAGCGGCAACGCTCTTGGTGAGCTGCTTTTTCTTTGCGGAGAAGAACTTGCTGTTTTTCCACAGGGCGAAACCGCAGCCGCGATCCTCGCAGAAAAAGCCCTTTTTGCTCTCCGTCACGTTTTTGCCGCAGCGGGGGCATTTGCCGATGATCTCCCGGTCAGGCGGGAACAGCGCCTCGGTGCCGGGGACAGCCTTGTAGGTTTGGATCAGCTCCCGGAGCATGGCGGTGATGCCCTCCATGAAGTCCTCCGGGGCCAGCTCGCCGCGCTCGATTTCTTTCAGACGGTGTTCCCATTCCGCAGTGAGAAGCGGCGATTGCAGAGATTCCGGCAGCACGGTGATGAGGGCCGTCCCGATGCTGGAGGGGATCAGGTTGGTGATCTTTTTGGACTTTCGGCGCTCCACGAAGCCGGAGGAAACCAGCTTTTCCAAAATGGCGGCGCGGGTGGCCGGGGTGCCGATGCCCTTGCGCTCGGTGTCCTCCGGCATATCTTTTGCGCCCGCCGTTTCCATGCTGCTGAGAATGGTATCCTCGGTGTAGTGTTTGGGCGGCGTGGTCTGGCCCTCCTTGACCGTGGCGGTGGTGACGGGAACCGTCTGGTCCTCGGTCAGCTCCGGCAGAGCGTTTTCCTTATCCTTTTTCTCGGAATCGTAGACCCTCCATCCAGGAGTGATAACAGTTTTGCCCTTGGCGGTGAAGCTCTGACCGCCGCAGTCCAGGGTCACGGTGGTTTCTGCGTAGCGGTGGGCTTCCGATACAGCCCGGAGCAGGCCCCGCGCCGCCAGCTTCAGAATCTCCCGTTCCCCCAGGGGCAGCGCGTCCAGATCGGCGCTCCCGGCGCTGACGGTGGGAATGACGGCGTGGTGGTCGCTGACCTTTTTGCTGTTGCAGACCTGGGCAGCATGGATGGCCGTGGGCGCATCCGTGTTGAGAACGGCGGCAGCGGCGGCAACATAGTCCGGGACACTTTTTTCCATATCGTCGGTGAGATACCGGCGATCTGTCCGGGGATAGGTGCAGAGCTTCTTTTCATAGAGTGCCTGCAAGTAGTCCAGCGTCTGCTGGGCGGTGTAACCCAGGTCGCGGTTGGCGTCCCGCTGGAGGGTGGTAAGGTCATAGAGCGCCGGGGGCTTTTCGGATTTCTCTTTGCGGTCCACCGTCTGAACAGTGGCCTTGTTTTCACAGGAGATCACCACAGCGTCGGCGGTGCTTCTGTCCTTCATTCGTTCCGTCGCGGCGGTGAAGCCGCAATCAAGCTGAACGGTGTAGAAGGGTTCCGGCACAAAGGCGGCGATCTCTGCCTCCCGCTGGACCAGCAGGGCCAGGGTCGGGGACATGACCCGCCCGATGTTCAGCGTCCGGCCATAAAGCAGAGAGAAGTACCGGGTAGCGTTGATGCCCACCAGCCAGTCCGCCCGTGCGCGGCACAGGGCAGATTGGTGCAGGCCGTCGTAGTCACGGCCGGGACGCAGGTTTTGGAAGCCATCGCGGATTGCAGCATCTTCCATGCTGGAGATCCACAGTCGCTTGATGGGCTTGGTGCATCCGGCCAGACAGTAGGCTGTGCGGAAGATCAGCTCACCCTCGCGCCCAGCGTCGCAGGCGTTGATGACCTCCGTGGTATCCTCGGAGCGCATCAGCTCCCGCAGCACGTCGAACTGCTCCCGCTTATCCGGGGCGATGGTAAAGCGAAAGTTTACCGGGATAATGGGCAGATCCTTCATGTTCCACTTGGCGTAGTCGGCGTTATAGGCCGAAGCGTCGGACAGCTCCGCCAGGTGGCCGAAGCACCAGGAAACCAGATACCCGTTCCCGGAGAGATAGCCGCTGTTACTCTGTTTTGCGCCCAGCACAGCGGCGATGCTTTGGGCAACGGAGGGCTTCTCTGCGATCACAAGTTTATAGCTCATGTTTGGTCACGCTCCTTGTCGAGATATTTCAGAAGGTCACGGTAGCACGGGGCCACGCAGCCGTGACCGTAGCGGGCGCACCCATAACAGGGATGCCCCTTGGGAGCGGACACGGGCTTTCGGTCCCGTGCCGCTCTTGGGGTCTGCCGCATCAGTTTTTCCAGGGGATTGTCGGTGAAATTGGTCAACTGTCCTCGTCCTCTGTTTCGCCGGGAGCGCCGCCCTCCGCCTCCGGCTCATAGGGTTCAAATTCGTATTCCTCGTCCTCGACGCCGTACTCATATTCATTGAGATCGTCGTTGCCCTTCGTTTTGGGCTTGGCCTTGCCCTTGACCTTGAAGAAGTAGTAGGCCACGCCGCCGCCACCGGCCAGCAGAAGCAGGATCACCAGCGCGATATTGCCGCCGCCCTTTTTCTCCGGGGTTTCCGGCTCCGGTTCGTCCGGCGTTTCAGTCTGCTCCGGCTGGGCCTCTTTCCCGGTGCATTTGGTCATATCCGTGGCGCAAACCGGGCAGCTCATATCCACATGACCGGCATAGCACTTGTCCTCGCAGGTGCAGACCACCGGCGCGGCAGGCTGTGTTGCGTCCTCCGGGGTGTCCGTCAGCGCCAGCAGATCGGCCTCGTCCACCATGTTGAGGAAGTACACGTTTTCCGTATCGGCCACCCGGTCAATGATGATGAAAAAGTAGTTGCCGGTCTTGCTCTGGACGGTGATGAACTGCTTACTGGTGGCGTTTCCGTCGCCGTCCGTGCCGGTGAAGTTGAAATCGTCGATCAGGGACAGGTTGCCGCTGGGGGTAAAGGCGGAGATCAGCCCACCGAACAGATCATCCAGGGATGAATCGTCCAGCCCGCCGGTGGTTTCCTCCGGCTCCGCTACTGCCGGGGTTTCCTGCGCAGGCTCCGGCGCTGCCTCTGCCTTGGCCTCGGTGTCCTCCACCGGCGCGGGGCTGACCTCCACAATGGGGATTTCAGCCGGTTCATCGTTTGTGCTTTCATCCCCGCCGTATGCCAGCGCCGTCATGGAAAAAGCCGCCATGCACAGCATGACGGCCAGCAGACAGGCAAGGGCGCGGAGATCAAGTTTCTTCATAGTCGGATTCCTCCATTTTCGTAGATGTAGTAGTGGGCGCGGGCTTATTCAGCGTTTGAAGCAGGGCGGCGAAATCCTCCAGCGACAGCCCCTTGGCGCGGACGAGCCCTACAATGTCCGTGTTCTCCAGCTCCCGAATCTGCTTTTCAAGGTCGCGGTTTCGGGCTTGCAGCTCGGAGATTTTCTCCTTGTTCTTGTTGTGCTCCTCCCGGAGCCTGGTGATTTTGGGATTCAAAGTCTGTCCTCCTGTTTTGATTAAGGTAACCGGCCAAAGCCGTAAAAGTGCTGCTGCCAGTAGCTGGTATTGATGCTGGCATACTGGATTGGATTTCCGCAGTGGATCATCATCCCGTCTCCGACGTAGATGCCCACATGGGATGTGTTGGGCGTGTCGTAGGTGCCCTGGAAAAAGATCAGGTCGCCGGGTCTGGCCTCCGATGCCGGGATGGGCGTACAGACATTGAAGTATAGGCCGTCGCTGCCCAGCCTGCCGAAGTCCCAGCCCTGGCCGCAATGGTTGATGACCCAGGACACGAAGCCGGAGCAGTCGAAGGAGGTGCTGGGCGAGCTGCCGCCCCAAACATAGGGATAACCCAAATACTTCTCGGCCTCCGCGATCATGGCGGCGAACTTTTCATCGGACAGCGCCTCCGGGGGTATCTCATACCGGGTGATCTCCCCGTTATAGAGATTGACATAGCTGGAGGTCGGGAACAGATCGTCCCGGTTGCCCAGGGTCGCCATATAGGTGGCGTACATGGAAAGCTGATCCTCGCCCATGATGTAAACCGGGACGTGGGAAAGGTTGAAGTTTTCCAGCTTCACGTTGCAGATATAATAGGTATAGGCCACCTGCACGTCGTACTCGTATTCTTCCTCGCTGGTGTCGCCGGTTTCCGGGTCCGTGACCGTCCGGGTGCCGGTGCGGGTTTCCGTCCGATACCGGGTTTCCGTAGTCACATCCTCGGTGAGAATGTACTGCTTGTCGAACAGCATTTGCAGATCGCCCTGCACCTGGTCGATGGTCCACGCGCCGCCGCGCAGGGCGGTGAGAATGGAGATCAGCACATAGGGGTCATGCTCAATGCTGTCCAAATCGTAGTGGTATTCGTCGTAATCATGGGTGCTTTCGTAACTGTCCAGATAGCTTTGCAGCTCATTTTCCAGGCCGCAATACGCCGCCTCCGCTGCCAGCATATCCGAATCCTCAGAGGGATAGGTGCTGGCGGCGATGGCCGATCCCGCGCCCTCCAGCATCACGGTGCAGGAGGAAAAGACGTTCAGCATAAAGGCCAGAGCCAAACCTACAGCACCGACAATCAGAAAGCCCTTCTTGTGCTGCCGGACAAAATCGGCGGTCTTTTTCGCTGTCTCCCTGATCGCTTCCGCGGCCTTGCCGGTGGCCTCCGCCGCCTGCTTCGTGGTTTCCGCGGACCGTCCGGCTTTGGCGGCGGCATACTGTTTCCTGATTGCCCGCCGCTGCTGCCACTTGGAAACGGGATTGCTGGTGGGCTGTTCCAGCTCAGCCTTTTTGTAGAGGGCGTTCAGATTGGCCTTTTCCAGTTTGCTTTCCGCTGCCGCCGCCTTGCGGTAGGGCCGCAGGCGCTGGGAACGGATCGCTGATGTAGTCAGACGCGCCCCGGATTCCGCGTTGCCCTCCACGAAGTGCGCCGCCTCCAGTCCCACGTTCTCGTCCTCATACTGCCGGATCTCCCGGTGCGCCGCGATGGACGCGGTATTGACGGGAGCGGCCTTGGCAGCATGGGACAGCTTGGAGGGCGGCTTCTTATCCTCAAAGGAGAGCTTGGTCGTGACCTTGCCGGTGGCCGGGTCCACGGTTCGGGTTTTCACCGTCTTTTTCGGGATTTTGGCCTGGGCCTTGTCCGCTTTCGCCGCCGCCTTTTTCACCTTTCGGATGGGCTTCTCCAGCTCCGGGGTGTCCATTTCTTCCTGGGTGAATTTCAGACGCGGCTCCCGCTTCACTGCGCGACCTCCTGGGGCTTGGTGGTCATGATACGATACAGCTCAGTGTCCTTCGGGAAGTGGTCAACGAAAGGAATGATGGTGTTCCCGTAGAATAGCAGGCCCTCGCCCTCACCGGAGTGGGTGACGTAGGAAAGCTGGTGCGGAGAGATATTGAGCTGTTTGGCGAGGATTTGTCTGTCTCCAGCCGCCTGGTTGAGCATATAGATGAAGTCGCTGTTTTCAAAGATGTTTTCCACCTCACGGGAGGAAAGAAGGTCCTTCACATTCTGGGTGATGCCAGTCGGGATGCCGCCCCACTTTCTGAAACGCTTCCAGATTTCCACGGAGTAGCTGGCCGTCTGTTCCTCTTTTAAGAGCAAATGGAACTCGTCGATATAGTAGCGGGTGGTCTTATGCTCGGCTCGGTTGATGGTGACGCGATTCCACACCTGATCCTGGACGATCAGCATCCCGATCTTTTTAAGCTGTTTCCCCAGCTCCTTGATGTCGTAGCAGACGATCCGGCTGTTAATGTCCACGTTGGTACGGTGGTTGAACACGTTGAGAGAGCCGGTGACGTAGATTTCCAGCGCCGTGGCGACGTACTGCGCCTCCTTTTCCTCCTGGGCGCGGAGAGCGTTATACAGGTCCTCCAGCACCGGCATATTCTCCGGGCGGGGATCACTCAGATAATCCCGGTACACCAGCCGGACGCAACGGTCAATGATGGTTTTCTCCACTGGGGCCAGTCCGTCCTTGCCGCCGACAATCAGCTCGCAGAGGGAGAGAATGAAGTCCGATTTGAGCGACAGCGGGTTTTCATCATCGGAGTAGTCCAGGTTCAGGTCCATGGGATTGATGTAACAGGGCTTGCCGTCGTAGCCCTTGCCGGTGGGCGAGATTTTGATGACCTGACCGTTCAGCCGTTCCACCAGCGGGGCGTACTCGCCCTCCGGGTCGCAGATGATAATGTCGTCCTCCGGGCAGATGAGAAAGGCGTTGCTGATCTCACGCTTGGCCGAAAAGGATTTGCCGCTGTTGTGAACGACTAAACCGTTTTCCAGTTCAAAATTCATGTAGAACGGTACGGTCATGTCATAGACGGGTATCTTCTCCGGCAGACGCTGAACAGAAACACGGGAAACCGTAAGACCGCCGCTGAGATGCTGGCCGTCATGGATTTCCTTTGCCTCGACGTATTCTCCTGCGTTGTCCATGATAAGGTGGCTCCCAGTGCAACGGACGGCGGTGCCGTCTGTAAAGCTGATCTGACAGATTTCATCCGCATATTTTTCAATGCGAATATCCTTGGCGATGGCGTCAACAGGATTTCCGTTTTCATCATAGGCCCGTACCAATGCGTAATTGTGGCGAAGCGCCACCAGGTCGGCAAAAGAAACCGTGCCGCCCTCTGCCAGCCGAATACGGGTATCGCCGGTGAAACAGCCGGGGGTGCCAAGGATCAGGCCGTTGGGGTTCTTCAGTAGCTTGCGGTCCACCATGATAAGGTTGTTGCTCAGAGCGTTAATGCCGTAGTAGAGCGCCTCTGCGCCGGTCTGGAACAGTTCCTGCGTGGTGAACGGGACGAAGATGGCCGTGCTGGAGGTAGTCAGCCCCCGGCGAATATCCACCAGGTTGTTCCCCAGGGGGATGCAGCTAAACAACCCTTCCTCCTGCTGGAAATCCAGCCTTGTCAGAGCGCAGTTGTGGCGCTGGGCAATGCTGGACGCCTGGAACACGTTGTTATTGAGCTGCCGTTGGCCGTTGGCCGTGTTCAGAATGAGGAAGGTCACAAGAAACATTCGCTCGTTCCGGCTCTGGAGGTCCTGCAAGAGCTTCTTCGCCTCCGAACCATAGGTGGCGAGGTCGGAGGGGATTATATCCATGTCGTAGCCCGCCCGGACCGCCTTTTTCTGTTCCTCGATCTTGCTCTTGTCCAGGTCCGTGATCTTCCGCTTGATGGTCTTGATGGCCTTGGTCTGATCCACGGATTGGACGTGCAGGCTGACTACCAGATTGCTTTCCATGTCCAGAAAATCCGCCAGCATCCGGTCATTCAGCTCCGGGGCCAGGATTTGCAGGAAGCTGACCTTGCAGGTCTTTTTTCCCATGGAAAACTGCCGCCCGGTTTTGAACTCAAAGGAGCTGGGGGCGATGAAGTCCTTGGTGGAAAGGCCGGAGGGGGCCAGCCACTTCCAGTTGAAGCGGAAGGGCTTATGCTCGTCCATATTGAAAATGTCGTGCATGACCTCCAGATACTCCGCGCCGTCCAGTGCCGCAGCGGAAACGCCCAGGCGCTTGAAATTGTTGATAAGGTCGATCTCGATCCGCTCCAGCCGGGACTTTGCCAGCTTCACGTTCTCCGCCTCGATGCCGAAGGTCAGGTATTTGGTCTTGGAAAGGCCGTTCTTGCCCTTTGCCACCTGATTGCGGAGCATGGCGGTGTATTCCTCCCGGATGCTGTCATACTCGTCCCCGTGGAGGGGAATGTCGATTCTCTGGGAGATGTTTTCCTCCGACGTGGAGAGGTTGACAAAGGTGAGCTGGAATTGGACAGAGGAATCGAAGTAATTGAGGAAATCACACCAGCCGTCGAAGATCGCGGTCTTGTCCTCGTTCTGCGAGAGCTGGTAGTTGATGTCCTGAAAACGGATGGTTTTTACATAGCGGGTATCCGTGACCCGGCAGATGCCGTCCGGGTACATCCGCTGATACGGGATACTGTCCTGCGCCGATTTCTCCTTCTTATCCGTTCCGTTGGCTCTGGCGATCAGCGCCTCGATTTCCTTGCGCTCGGCGCGGGACAGTTTTGCTTTTTCCGTGGACAATGCGGTACACCTCCTGATCTAAATTGTCCTGCCGTTCCAAAACGGCGTAGAAGTTGTTGGTTTTATACGGGCGCTCCTTTGGCCGCAGGAAACAGACGCGAATGATATTTCGCAGAATGATCTCCAGCGGCTGGCCGTTCTTCTCGTACATTGCCATGAGAAACGCCGGGAGCATCACGACCATCATCACCATCGCCGCCGCGCTGACGCCGATGGGCTTTCGGAGCAAAAAGAAAAGCGGAGCGCCGATGAGCGCACCGCAGCCGAAGCAAATGAGCTGTCGTTTCGTGAGATTGAACAGCACCTTGCTTTTCACTTTGGTTAAGTCCTTGGGGACGTTGACATAGGCCATAAGTTGCACTCCTTTCCGGCCTTAGTGGGCATTGAACACACTTTTTGCGAGCGAGCTGGTCTTGAACAGGCAGAAGCACAGCAGCACCGTGTAGCCCATGCAGGTCCAGATGGCCGCGCTGATGTCGTCCATGGTGGCGATGTTCTGTACCAAAACGGCGTAGATCGCCACACAGACGATGATAAGAAACGCCTGGAAGCCCAGCGCCAGCAGCGAGCGGAGATAATTCTGCCCCATGCTGCCCCATTCCCGGTTGAGCGTGGTCGCCATGGGGATGGGCGCGATGCTCGTCACAAGGTATATCTCGATCATGCGCCCATAGATCACGATGAACACGCAGATCGTCATGGCCCAGGTGCAGATGCCCACAAACATGGACTGGAACCACAGCCCGAACAGCGGGCCAATGTCCATGGCCTCCAGCTTGCTTTGTATGTCCGGCAGCACCGTATTCAGGTCGATGCTTGTATCGGAGATCACCACGCCGGAGGCGCTTGCTACCACGCTTTGGGCCGCGTCGAATACGCCCATGACGATGTTCCAGGTGTTGGTGACGATGAGAACGGCGGCAGCGGACTTGAAGGCCCACTTGAAGAACATCCAGGTGTCCACGTCGCCCAGGTTGTTTTTCTCCGTGATAAGCTGGATCAGTTCCAGCGTCATCACGAAGGCGAGAATGGCCCCGGCGATGGGGACGATCACGGTATTGGAAAGGTTCTGGATCATGTTGAAGATGCCGCCGTTCCATCCCTGGGGCGTCATGCCTACCTGCCCGGAGATCTCGGCAACCTTTTGATTGGTCGCGTCGAACATCCCGGTCAGGTTGCTGGTGATCCCGTCAATGAGCAGGTTTTTCAGCCATTCGGTGATTTTGTCCCACAATAAATCCATCGGGTTTCCCTCCTTTCAGGGGGAGGGGCCGCAGAGCGCGGCCCCTCCGGGATTATTGTGTGAGATCAGCCGAACAGTCCGGACAGAAGCGGGACCAGGACCGTGCCGATGAGGGCCACGCCGCCGCCAGCCATAAGCTGCTTCATGCCCTGGGACTTTGCGCCCGGATTGTCGTTGCCATATCCCTCCAGAAGATTGATCGCGCCCCAGATACCGAGGCCCGCGCCCAGGGCGATGACCAGCGTCTGGAGAACCTGAACAGCCGAGTTGAAAAATGCCATAAATAAAAGTACCTCCGTAAAAAATGTTGGAAGGTACGCTTTTTCCACGATTCAGTTTTGCCGCCTTATTCCTTGGCGGCGGGTTCGCCGGAGAGGTCTACCTTCTTTACCTGATACTGTTCCTCCGGCTTCATCTTCAGGCGATGGGACAGGAAACGCTCTATGTCAAAGGCGTTTCGCTTGTCGTAATCGGAAGTGTAGCGATAGAGGGGATGCTTGGTGATGTCGTATTTCTGCGACAGGAATGGTCTTACGCCCCGGAGCTGCAAGATGCACTTGCCGCCGTCCAGGACCGCCAGCTCGTCAATGCTCATAAGCTCCTTGCCGAGCTTTTGATAGTTCAGCGAATGGGATACCTCACGGCCCCGGCTCTCGCCGGTGTTGTAGGTATCCACCGTTTCTTTCCCCAGGGCCGCGGAAAGCTCCTTTAATGTCGTAGGCTCCTTCCCGCCCAGGAAGATGGTTGTGTCACAGTTCCCTTCGATTGTGTCAGCATTGTCCTTATAGATGGCCTTTAGCTGACTTTTTGCCTGCAAAACAAGGCAGGCGGAGATTTCACGGGATCGGATGGTGGCCATGAGCTTTTCCAGCTTGGGGATTTGGCCGATGTTCGCCATTTCGTCGATCAGGCACCGTACATGGAAGGGCAAGCGCCCGCCGTACACATCGTCGGCCTTTTCGCAAAGCAGGTTGAATAGCTGGCTGTAGCACATGGCGATCAGGAAGTTAAAGGTATCGTCCGTGTCGCTCATAATGAGAAACAGCGCCGTCTTTCTGTCGCCCAGCTTGTCCAGCTCCAGCTCGTCGTAGGCCGTCAGGTCCCGCAGCTCCTGGATGTCGAAGGGGGCCAGCCGTGCGCCGCAGGAGATCAGGATGGATTTCGCGGTCTTGCCCGCCGCCAGCTTGTACTTTTTGTACTGCCGGACGGCGAAGTGATTGGGCTTTTCCTTCTCCAGCTCCTCAAACATCAGGTCCACGTTGTTCTGAAACTCCTCGTCGTCCTCATGGACCTCCATGGCGTTAATCATCTCGATCAGGGTGGAGAAGCATTTTTCTTCGCCTTTCCCCTCATAGTAGATGTACCCGATCAGCGCCGTATAGAGCAGCGTTTCCGCCTTGACCCAAAAATCGTCCCCGGACTTGGCGTTGCCGGTGGTGTTGGCGATCAGGGTCGTAACCAGCTTCAAAATATCCTTTTCGCTGTGAATGTACGCAAAGGGGTTGTAGTGCATGGACTTTTTGAAGTTGATGGTGTTGAAGATTTTGATGCGGTAGCCCTGCTTCAGCAGGAGATTCCCGCACTCCACGGCCACGCTGCCCTTCGGGTCCGTGACCACAAAGGAACAGGGGTAGGTTTCCGAGGTGCATTGCATGAGGTTGGGTTTCAATAGGAAGCGGGTCTTGCCGCTGCCGGAGCCGCCGATGACCAGCATATTTTTGTTTCGCGCCGTCTTGGGGTCCTTGGGGCGGCTGTTCATGGTCAGGCTCTCCGTCTGCGTGAGTATGACGTTGTTGGCAAAGACGGGATCGGCGTAGGGCGCGATGTCCTCCGCCGTTCCCCAGCGGGCCGAGCCGTATTCCACATTCTTGCGGAACTTCTTGGCGTTCTTGCCTTTGACGTAGACCGCCAGCCGGATCAGCGCCGCCGCCGCGATCCCCACGCAGAGATCCACGGGGTGGAAGCTGGGGACGATGGACTGGAACGCCGCGGTCATGCCCTCCATGATGTGGAGGACCTTGCCGGAGAAGTCCGCGCCGGGAGCCAGCCGCGCCGCCTGCCCCAGCTTGGTGCCGATCAGGGCAAACAGCAGATAGGGGCTGTTCAGAATCAGGAGCTTTTTCAGATTCTTCTGTTTCATCGCTCCGGCTCCTTGTGGCGGGTCTTTTCCTTCTTGGGATGCTTGACCTGTGCCTTGAACAGCTCCAGCTTTTGCAGGATGGAGGGCCGTGACGCTTTTCTGATCTGCTTCTGCGTGTACTCCGTAAACGCGGCGGTCATAGCGTCGGCGTCCGGGGCCTTGAAGAACACCAGGTAGCGGTTTTCGCCCTTGACCTTGAAGGGGGCGAAGTCAATACCGTACTTCCGGGCGATCCGGTTGAAGGACCCGATGTTGCTGTCATTGACCTCGATGCTCTGCATCCCTTTATCCTTCGCCGCCAGCTCCTTCACGGTCATTTTCCCGTGAACTTCCTTCTCCTGCTTCGGGAGCTTCTGGCTGTGACCGTTCTTGACCTGGGATAGCACCTTTTCCAGCGCCCGCCGCAGCTCGGAGGCGGTGAGCTTGGAACAGTTTTCGATCAGCACGACCACCTTGTTTTCAATGTCCTCCTGCATGGGAAATCACCACCCTTCGGCGGCGTAACGCGCTCACTTCATCCAGCTCTCGCCCTTCGTCACGTCGGCGGTGTGGGCGTTGGCGCTCTCCATCACTTCGTAATAGGCCCAATGCTTCGTGGTCATATCCGTGAAGGTGGTGAGCTTCCGCAGGTTGGCGTCGATGTAGTCCTCGTCGGCCACGCGGCCCAGCAGACGGTTGATGATGGTCACGGCCTCGGCGCGGGTGATGTTAGCGGTGGCGCGGAAGGTGCCGTCGCCGTAGCCCTTGATCCAGCCATGGATAGCGGCGTCCTTGATGTACTCCGCGGCCCAATAGCCCTCGGACACGTCGTTGAACTCCGCGTACTGCTCCATGATCGCGGCATTGCCGCCGTCATAGACCTCGAAGAAACGCACGGCCATGGCCACGACCTCGGCGCGGGTGATCTCAGCGTTGGGAGAGAACTTATTGTCGCCGCTGCCGGTCACGATGCCGTAGCCGGTCAGGTACTTCACATAGCCGGAGTACCAGGCGTTTGCGGGAATGTCGGTGAACTTGGTCCGGGCCGTTTCGGAGATCGTGTCGCCCTTGCGCTCGGCCAGCAGACGGGCAAAGATGGCAGCGGCCTCAGAGCGGGTCATGCTCCGGGAGGGGCCGAAGGTGCCGTCCGGGTAACCGTAGATATAGGCCCCGTGCTTCTCGATCACAGTCACTTCCGGCAGGGTCAGGGTGCCGTCCTCGTCGGTCTTGCCGGTTTCCTTGTCCTTGTCGCCCTTCACGATCACGGTCACGTTGTCCAGCGGACGGCCTTTGTGATCGGTGACGGTGATGACGATGGGGTTCTTTTCGTCCATATCCAGACCGTCCGGCAGGACCACGGTGATGGTGCCGGTCTTGCCGATGGAAACCTCCGCACCGTCAATGGGCCGGTTGTTCCGCCCGTCCACCACATTCACGGTGACGGTGTAGGGATCGTTGTCGGCGTCCTTGCCGCCGAAGGTGATGCTGCCCTTGTCGCCGGTGTCGCCGGATTCATCGGGAATGGTGATCTGACCGTTTTTGTCCGTCACGTCGGGGACGTAGTTGCCATTCACGTCGGTGACGTAAATCTGTACGCCCTTCACTGGGGACTTGTCCTCGGATTTCAAAACGTAAACGGTGGTGTGGTTGCCGTAGTCCAGCAGACGGCCATCGGGGAAACGCACGGAGATCGTGCCATCCTTGTTCAGCTCCACGGTGGCGTTGGTGATAGGCTTGCCGGAGCTGGTATCGGTGACGATCACCAGATACTCGCCCACGGTGGCCTCGCCGCGGCTGTCGGTGGTGGCGTAGAGGTACAGCTTGGCAATCGGCTCCGTGACCAGCTTCTCGTGGCAGGTGACGCACTCCTTGTGGCGGCTGCCCTCGGCCTCGGTGGTGGGCTTGCGGTCAACGATCCAGTTGCTTTCCTTGTGGCCGGTGGACTTTACATAGTCGGAGATAAAGGTCTTGTCGCAGTTCTTGCAGGCGTAGGTGGTAAAGCCCAGCTCCGTGCAGGTAGGGGCGGTGACGGTGGCCGCAAAGTCATGGCCGTGGGCCTTCTCGATCACAGCGCCGCAGTCACGGCAAATCTGATCCTCGGTGCAGGTGGCCTTGGAGCCGGGATTGTGGCCCTTGGCAGATACAGCCTCCAGATAGGTTTCGTCGCAGCTCTTGCAGTGATGCTCCAGGACGCCCTCGCCGTTGCAGGTGGCGTCGGTGATCTTCGTACCGGCGTCCCAATCGTGACCGGTGGGATCGGTGTAGTCCGTGACGTAGCTGTCTCCGCAGCGGGAGCAGGTAAAGGTGGTATAGCCGCCATCGGTGCAGGTGGGGTCCGTGACCTTCGCCACATAGTCATGGCCCAGCAGCTCGGTGTAGTCGCTCTTGTAACTGTCGCCGCAGCCAGAGCAGGTGTAGGTCGTGTAGCCCATCTTGGTGCAGGTAGGCTTGGTCACTTTTTTGGTGTACTGGTGGCCGGTGGCGGGAGCCAGCACAGCGCCGCAGTCCTTGCAGGTCTGAGGATTCAGGCAGGTGGCGTCGGGACCGGGATTGTGGCCCTTCGCGGAAATGGCCTCATGGTAGTGGGCGTCGCAGCGGGAGCAGTCGTACTCCTTCACGCCGTCGCTGTTGCAGGTGCTGTCCGCCAGAATGACAGGGGCTTTCCAGTCGTGGCCCAGGGCCTCGGTCACATCATCCACATAGCTGTCCCCGCAGCGGGTGCAGGTGTAAGTAGTATAGCCGCCCTCGGTGCAGGTGGGAGCGGTGACAACGGCGGTGTAGTCATGACCCAGCATCTCGGTGTAATCGCTCTTATAGCTGTCGCCGCAATCCTTGCAGGTGTAGGTGGTATAGCCCAGCTTCGTGCAGGTGGGCTTGGTCACGACGGCCTTGTAGGTGTGGCCGGTGGCGTCCACATAGTCCGCCTTGTAGGTGTCCCCGCAATCCACACAGGTGTAGGTGTTGAAGCCCATTTCGGTGCAGGTAGGCGCGGTGACGGCGCTGGTGTAGCGGTGGCCGGTGCCGGATTTCACGGTGGTGTTTACCACAGGGGTGACAGAAACGTTGCCGTGATCGTGACCGTCGCCATCGCCGTCGTAGTCCTCCAGCTTGGTGGCGTCGCAGACCTTGCAGCGGTACTCGATCACGCCCGCGTTATTGCAGGTGGGGTCCTTGATGACGGTGCCATCGTCCCAATCGTGGCCGGTGGCCTGGGTGTAGCTGTCAAAGTAGCTCTCGCCGCAGTCCTTGCAGATGTGCTGGGTGTGACCGCCGGTGGTGCAGGTGGGCGCGACCACGTTGGCCACAAAGCTGTGACCCTTGACGGCGGTGATGTCGGTGATCTGACGGTCCCCGCAGATGTCGCACTCCCGGACCGTGTAGCCGGGGGCGGTGCAGGTGGCCGCGACCTTGTAGGTCTTGTACTGATGCTCGCCCTTGGGGGTCAGGGTTTCCTTGACTTCGCCGCAGCTCCGGCAGATCTCCAGGGTCTTGCCCTCATGCTCGCAGTCGGCCTCGCGGATCAGGATGGACTGATAGGCATGGCCCGTAGCGTTCTGGTAATTGCGCTTATCCACGGCCCCACAGATGGAGCAGAGGTAGCGGTCATAACCCAGGGTGGAGCAGGTGGGAGCCACGGTGTCCAGGTAAACGTAGTTGTGTTCGGTGCTGTCAACGGAAATGCTGGGATCATGGGCGGGATTGGGATGCTCCGGCTCCTTGGCGCGCTCGTCATGGAGCCAGACATAGGCCACGCCGTTCTCGGTCATGCTGACGTTCTTGTAGGTGTAGGTCACGGCGTAGTACACCGTGTACTGGCCCTCCTCGGTGTAGCTGGGAGGTGTGACCAGGGTGCAGGCGTCGGCGCTGTTGCCGTAGCGGATTTTCGCGGTGACGCCGCTCTCAGACAGGTCGGAAACGGTGAGCGTGTGCGCCTGACCGTCCACCGCGCCGTAGTAGTCCGCCACCACGCTCTTGGCCGCGACATACTCGGTCTTGGTGTAGTCGCAGTCGGCGCAGGAGGTCACGACGGCAAAGCGCTGCTTATCGAGCTGGGCCTTGACCTCGGTTTTCAGGTTGTGGCGCTCCAGGGTGGAGCTGTGCGTATGAACGGTGCCGAAGCAGAACTCGCAGTAGTGACCGCCCTCCACGGTTTTGGTGTGGTAGGTGTCGTCGGCATATTCATAGGTCACAACATCCTTCAGCTCCTCAGAGAAGCCGGAGGCGCAGTCGTAGAGGTTATACACGTTCTTGGAATAACCGTAGCTTGACGTACCGCCGTTGGCGTTGATGACGCCGCAGTTGTCGCACATGGATTTGGTCCAGTGGTAGCCGGTATAGTAGGCGTCCACGCCGGGATCTCCGTCGAGAATACTGCCGGTGCCTTCGCCGCCCACCATTGTTCCGTCAGACCAAAGAACATTCCGGGTCAGCGCGGTCTGACCGTCGCGGGTGTATTCCGGCGTTCTCCAGATCGTGAAGGACGTGTACTGCTTGCACGAATGGCAGTAGAAGGTTTCGTGGGACACGACGGCGTTGATGTCCAGTTCATTGGTGCGGCTTCCGGCGTTCATCCAATGCTCGGCGGGGTCGCGGTAGGTGGTAGGCTGGGCGGCAAAGGCCGCACTGGGGAGCATGGACATAACCGTGAGGACGGTCAGGAGAAGCGCGAGAACCCGGCGACAGCCGGAATGGGAATGATTTGTTTTCAAGAAAAGTACCTCCGTAAAATAGATTTTGGTGGCCGATTGAAAAGCTCCGCAGCCGGCCAGCTACGGAGCGGATCATGTACTAAGGCGGCACCACCAGACGGTGGAGCAGATGCTTGTGGATCATGGCGGCTCCTTTCAGTTTTGTGGCGTCTGCCGTATCCTTGCGATTTCCTCCGTTGTCGGGTAGTCTTTTCTTGTCGAAAGACAAATCTTATTCAAACGGAGGTATCTCACAATGAAAGGCAAACTGACATCTTTTTTCACAGGCGTGATCGCGGCACTTCTTTTGATGTTCTTACCGGTTTCGGCGCTGGCCTCGGACGGCTCCCTGACGCTGACCATCCACCCGATCAAGGTGCTGGTAAACGGCGAGGTGTTCCAGCCCAAGGACGTACAGGGAAACGACATACTGGTGTTTACTTACGACGGCACCACCTACGCGCCGCTCCGGGCGCTGGCCGAAGCCTACGGGCTGGAGGTCGGGTATGACGGAAAGAACCACATCGCCACGGTGAACGGCAGCGCCCAGGCACCGGTCATCACACCGGCTCCTGTGAGCAGCACGGATTTCAGCGCGGCATGGACGGTAAAGGAGAAGCCGGTCACGAACTACGGCAGCGAGAAGATCTTCACCGCCCGCTATAACGGCTCCCTGGGGACCCAGGACTTCAAGACCTGGTGGAAGTCCTTTGACCGCGGCACCATCGAAAGCTGCGCCGAGCAGCTTGCCGCCGATGTTCTCAGCGACAATCCCGGATGCCGGATCACGATGTACTTCGATTACAACGGCTCCATGCTTGGCACGGTGATGGCAGAGAGCGGATATGTGGGCGCGAACTTCAACGCCGCCGACACCTGGATCAAGTGAGCATGGTCTTAAAGCAAGGCCCCGTCAGGAATGACGGGGCTTTTGCTATGCTCAGAGGCTCCCATATTGGCCTGCCTGATACTGCGCCTCCGGTCCGTAGAGATCGTGGTTGACCAGCATGGCGTAGTGGTTGTCGATGGTGGACACCACGTTGAACAGCGCCGCCAGCAGGTAGGCTTTCGTGTTGTAGACGCGGGTGGTGTTCTCGCTGATCCCGTCCAGGACCTTCTCGATATGCTCTTTCGTGAGCTTTTCAAAGCGATCCCGGACATAGGACGTGGGGTATTCCGCGTCCCGCCCGACCTTGATGGTCTTGCCCCGGTTCATGGCGACCTCCACCATGATTTCCACCAGCTCGTCCACCTGGGGACGATTGGAGGGGGTCACAAGGAGGTCGTAATCAATCTGATCTCGAATATCCTCTCTCACTTCCCGTCCGTCTGTCGGTCCGTCCGCCGCAGGCGCGGGCGCTTCTGAAGGAAGGAATGAATGAGTATTTGATAGATCAGTTTTTTGTTTTTGAGTAATTTGTTTATTTATATTTAATTGCGTTGGATTTCCCGGCGACGGTTTTTCCGTTGACGGATTTCCCGTTGTCGGGTTTTCCGACGACGGATAATCCAACGACGGAGCCGCCGTTGTTGGATTTCCCGACAACGGTGATTCCGCGTCCTGTTCTGCCTCCGGCTCGACCGGGGATTCATGGATCACATACTCGTTGACAGAGAACTTGCCGCGCTCGTCGGTGGTTTGGCGGCGCTCGATATAGCCGTATTTCTCCAACTCGTTGACTGCGGAGCGCACCGCGTCCTTGCTCTCCCGGTTGATGTAGGACAGGCCGGTGAGGGTATAATCCCAATCCTCCGGCAGAGAGAGCATTTGAGAAAGCAGGCCCTTTGCCTTTAAGGACAGGCGCTTATCCCGCAGATGGTAATTGCTCATTACGGTATAGTCCCGCGTCTTGTCGATCCGAAATACAGCCATATACACCATTCCTTTCAAAACAAAGAGGGCGTCAGGCTATCCCGGCGTCCTCCGTTGCAAATCGTTCTTCTAAGCGGTCTACGCTCCAATTCTTCTTGAACTGGCCCAATGGACCGGGGCCAAACTGCGCCCGCGCCCGCCGGTCCAGATCAAGGAGCTTTGCCCACAGCTCCGGGTAATGCCTGCGGAGCTTCCGCAGCTCGTCGATCCGCTGGAAGGGGCAGCACCAGCAGGAGCATCGGTGATAAATCTCATACAGCCCGCCGAAGTCAAAACCCCGGTCATAGCAGCCTTGGAGGGCCTGGGCCTCGGTGACGCCCCAATCCACCAGCGGATATTGCTCGCCTTTGCAGCGCCACGCTTCATCCGCAGCGATGCCGATGTAATGCAGAGCGTTCTTCTCCCGTTTGAGCCGGTTGACCTCCTTGCTGATGAGATGGGTCTTGAGCTGGCCGGTACACCAGCGGACGCGGATGCCCGGCCAGCCGTTGCCGCAGGGAGGGATACCCAAACGGGCGCGGTTTTCCAGCGTTTTCGGTTTCTGCTTCGGCTCGTCAAACATGAGCCATTCAAAACCTTTTGGGTGCCGCAGGGTCGTGATGTGAATACCGCGCTCTCGCAGGAGCAGATCGTCCAGCTTTTGCAGGTGATCGTACATCTCCGGGAACTCCATGCCCGTATCCGCGGACAGCACCGCGTCAATGGGCATATCCCGCTCGATCATTTGGAGCAAAAGATACGTTGAATCCTTGCCGCCACTAAGGGAGACTGCGTGAAAATTGCCCTGGGATTGCTTGCTTTCCCGCATAGGGGAAAAGCCTCTGTTTCACCGTTCCTTTCCGCTCACAGCTCGTAGAGAGGCAGCTCATGCTCCGTCACAGCGGCGCAGACCGCCTCCAGATCGTCGGCCAACTCCAGGAAGTCGATGGACATACCCGTGTCCGTCCAATTCACGCCCTTGATGGTGCGGTACTCCATCACGCAGGCATCGTTTCCGATGGCGCTGCGAATACGGGACACCACCACAAAGGTCGCATCCGGCAGCAGCCACAGCTCATACGCCTGTTCGTGGAGCGCAACATCATAGCAGCCGTACCCGTCGTCGGTATAGAGCAGGACAGCCTTGCCGGGGAACAGCTCCGGACCGCGATAGACAAAGCCCTTTTCCGTGTCGCTGTCCACCCGGTACTCATATACCGTTTCCCGCATGGAATAGACGGCCTGCAAAAGCGCCTGGAAGTCGATGCCCTCCAGCAGCTCCTGCATTTCCTCGGCGGTGTGTTCCTCGTCCGCGCCGGAACGGAACAGGGCCGTCAGGCTGTTTTTCAAGATGTTTGCACGTTTCAAAATGATTTCCTCCTTGTCAGTCAGTGACGCCGCTTTTTCTTCTTGTCGGGCAGGATATGGCCCTCGATGACGGCGGCGTGTTTCTTGATACGGATGTAGCCGCGATCCTGCGCGGCCTGGGCCTTTGCGTAGCCTTCATCGGTCAGGAACAGCCGCAGACGCTCACCCTTGTTCCCGATGGGGCTGCGGTGATCCAGCACGTCGAAGATAATCATGTGCCGGGTGTCGTCCATGAAACGCTCCACCGCAAGCTCGCTCTGGCCGGTGATTACTGCGTCGTTCTTCATCGGCAGGACTTCCGGCCCTGGCCCTTGACGGTCAAAATACCGTCCAGCGTGGTGGCTGTGATGTGCAGACGCTCCGCCACGGCGATGTCATTCTTCATGGCCTCGGTGACGGAATCGCCGCAGACCACCAGCACATGAGAGCGCCGCAGGTAGTCCTTCGCCATATCCAGACCATCCTTGTGTTCCTGGGGGATGCTGTCCTTCAGGAAGGTGGAAAGCACCAGCATGGGGCAGATAGGCGAATATCCGGCATCGTAGACCTGCCGGCAGTACCGGGCGGCGTGTTCCTCGTTCTCGCGGCGGTTCTCGCCCCAGGGGGCGGTGATGTATGCAAGGGGACGTTTCATAGCTCAAAATTCCTTTCCAGATTTGATTTTGGACATGAAAAAAGCCGGGCAGAGAATTGTTACATTCCTGTCCGGCGTACTGTCCGATATGAAGTTTTAGCGTTCCTGCCTCCGTTGGCGCTGCTTTAGCCATTGGTCCAGCAGCTTGAAGATGGTTTCCTCCATCTTTTCCGGGGAATAGGACTTGGGGAAATACTTGCGGAGCTTGTTCAGCGGGATCGAGATGCTGAAATCCTGGGGCTTCTTCTGCTCCATCATAATTTGCAGCATATTGTCCTCGTTCAGTTCTCCCGACTGACTGAGCCTGCGCATCCGCTGGGCCTGTGACACGGAGGGCGTAGCCTGTTCGCTGTCGATGGTTTCCAGCAAAAGGCGCTGTTCCGGCTCCGTGAGGGCAGCGATCTGATAGGCGGGCGTCAGAGAGATTTTCTTATCGTCCACCATCTGCATCAGCTCCGGGACCAGGTTGGTGAGGGAAATGATGTTGCGGACGGTATCGCCGCTGATCCCATCGACATTTCCCACTTCATCGTCACTCCGAAAATTAGCCGAATTATTCGGCGCATTTTCTGAAAGGTCTTTGCGCGGCCTTCCCGCCGTCCGCTTGATGGCCTCCAGGCGCATCTTGTAGGCTTTGGCCCGTTCACTTGGCAGCACGTCCTCCCGCTGGGCATTGGAATCCACAAGCTGGATGATGGCTTCATCATCGGTGAGATTGCGGACAATGCAGGGCATATCCGTAAAGCCCGCCTGCTCGGAAGCCAGCTTGCGCCGGTGTCCAGCGACGATCTCATAGCCGCCCTCGGCGCGGGGCCGGACGATGGCCGGGACCACCACGCCGTTCTGCTTCACGCTGTCCGCTGTGTCCTGCATGGCCTGATCCTCCCGGATACCGTATGGATGGTCCGGGAAGGGGTGCAGCTCGGCCAGCGGAATACGGACGATCTGCTCAGTGGTTTGCACCGGCTCCACCGGCGCAGGCTGCTTTGGTTTTCGCCCTCGCTTGGGCGGCGAGGTTTCTGTTGGCATATTGGTTTCCTCCCATGTTCTTAAATTTGGGCGCAAAAAAGGGCGCTTCAAAGCAGCTTGTCAGCAGATTGAAACGCCCGCAGGTTGCTGGGACGATACTCCCAGCCGCTATGAAATTATTTGTCGTTAATGAAACACCCCCTACGGTTCGACAATTTACGCGGCTTGATTTTTGGGTTGGAAAAGGATCAAAAATCAGGCTTGAAACCTTGAAAACCCTTGAAAATACGGGACTTTTCCGGTTTGTCGTTATTATACCGTAAGGGCACAGCTACGCAGTTGTCTCCATCGAAAGCGGAGATGACATCAAGACCGTGCAGGGCAATCTGGGTCATGCCACCGCCAGCTTCACGCTGGACGTCTACGGCCATATTTCCCAGAAGATGCGGCAGCAGTCCGCCGATCGAATGGAACGGTTTATCCAATCAGTTTCAAACTCGTAAAAATCCGTCCGTTTTTCGTCAGCTTGCACAGTTTTATGTGCCGTTTTGTCCATGATATTTTATCCTGTAAGTGGTCAAATCAGTGGTCAAAGCATAAGAAAAAACCCTCAAACCTTTACGGTTCAAGGGTTTTCTTGGCGGAGAAGGAGGGATTTGAACCCTGCGAGAAAAACGGCTTCGGGCGTTGAAAATCAATCGTCCGAGTTTTCCCGTGTGCCATTTCGTGTGACATTTTCCAGCTTCTCCGCATAAAATTCGTCGATCTTCCGGTCGTCCTCCTGGGCCACGGCGTCGAAGGCGTAGGAGTACAGGCCCTTGTAAGTGCGCTCCTCGGTCCAGCCGCCCCGGGCCATGGCGCGCTGGGTGCTCACGCCCAGACTGCGCATCACCGCGGCGTTGGTGTGCCGCAGGCCATGGGTGGCCGTGTCCGTGATCCCGCACCGGGCGCACAGCGCGTGGATGTGCTTGCGCAGCGTGTCCGGGTGGATCCGGAAGCACAGGCCCTCGGTCCGGCCGTTCCGCATGGCGGCCAGCTTGTCCATGATGTAGGCCGGGCAGGGGAGGGTCCGGTTGCTGGAGGCGTTCTTGGTCATCTCCTTGAGAACCATCCTGTGGGTCCGGTCCGGGACCATGGTCCGCATGACCGTGATGGCGGAGGCCGCCTCGTCCACGCAGTCCCAGCACAGGCCCAGGATCTCCGACCGCCGGAGCCCCAGCCAGAGGGCCAGCAGGATCTCCACCTCGCAGCTGTCGCCCTTCGCCGCCTCCAGCAGGGCGCCGATCTCGTCCAGCTGGAGATATTCCTTCTTCGGCTTCGCCCGCTTGGGCAGGGTCACGCCGAAGACGTCCACCCCGTACTCCTTCAGCACCGGACGGATCACCCCGTAGGCGTTGGCGATGGTCTTGGGTGAGACTGTCTTCGCCTCCTGGTTCACCGCGATCTGCACGTCCCGCTTGGTGATCCCGTAGATGTTCCGAGCCATGAGGCCGGGGAAGCGGCGACGCTTGACCTGCTCATAGCCGCGAATGGTAGAAGGGGAGAGGGCGTTGTCCTTTTGCGCAATATACTCGTCGATGGCCTGAGACAGGGTCATCGACTTTTTCTTTTCCTCCTGCTCCACCAGGCCGCCCTGGATAGCCATGGCCCGGGCCTGGGCCAGCTCGGGGGTGGCCTCGGTGACCGAGATTCTCTGTCCGCCCACCCGGACCTGGCATCTCCAGGAGCCGGAGGGCAGCTTTTTCGGGGTCGGACGGCGGGTTTTCATGGGATCACCTCCAATTTTGAGTGCAGAATAGCCGCCCCCGATGGGTTGCCGTCGGGGGCGGCGGTCCTGTTTTTGGGGCCCGATTCGGGCACTTACAATACGTATGACGCGATGAGCTTCCCGATCTCCACGATGTCGCACCGGCCGGAAAACTCGAATTTCACCTTGCCCACCCCGGAGAAGTACAGCTCCAGCTCGCTGTCCAGGTCCAGCGTCCCGGCGGTTTCGATGGAGAAGACCGAGACCTTCTTGTAGGGCATGGACGTGAAGTCCTGCTTCTTGCCCGTGAGGCCCTGGACGTTGACCGAGATGAACCGCTTGTCCGTGAAGACCACGTAGTCCCGGACGCCTTTGTAGGCGCTGATGATCTTTTCGTCGGGCAGCAGCTGGGCGTAGAGGTTCTGGCCCAGGGCGCCGGGGTCGGCCTGCTTGAGCTTGATGAATGCGCCGTTTTTGAAGTCGATCATGTGTGTCTCTCTCCTTTTTGTTGCTTTTTGTCTCAGCCTATGCTATCCTGATGCCACGGCGCTGCCGTACCGCAGCGGTCAGCCCCCACGACAGGGGGCAGCTTCTTGCCCCCTGATCTTACGAAAGGGGGGCTGCCCCATGAGTACATCCGAAGTTCTTCAACTTTGTTTGGTCATCATCGGCATTTGCAGCCTGTTTATTCAGAGCAAAAAGAAGTGACCGCCGGAAAACTCCTGACAAGAGCGGCGATCACTTCAAACCTCATTTAGGGGGCTGACCGGGTACGGCAGCGCCTTTTTCTGCTTTCAGTATAACCGCAGCTGATAAAATTGTCAATAGTGCGTCGCCAAGGTCCCGGTTTTCCGGGGCCTCTTTTTTGTGCCCGAATCGGGCATCTTTTACTTATGTCGTTTTGCCCACTGAATTCGGACCACTTTTTATATATTTCCCACTCTTGACCAGATCGTCGGCATATCCTGCTATCTTTTCTTGACCTTCCTCATTGAGTTGACTGTAGCAATCCAGTAACGTTCTAGTACTGGACGAAGACATATCATCTTGATTTGGCCTCAAAAGTTTCATAATCAAGCTTTTGATTATTTCCTGATCCCTTTTTTGCAAGAGGTCGTAGCATTCTCGTAGAAAGGCATCCGCTATCGATACAACTTTGGGCTTCGCCTCTGGTTCATAGGCTTTGATTAACGCTGCAAAATCCCTTGTAAAGGAAATATCAACATTTATTCTTGCTTCGGACTCCACTGGGTCCTCTACCGGGATCAAACTGATTTCTCCAACGGCAAAAGCAAAGAATCTTATCAATGCCAGTTCATCCCGTTCAAAGTATAACCGTGTGTCAAGCCATGCAATCAGCGACTTTTCATCTGAAAAAACTGGTAATTCAAACCCAGCTGGAATCATATTAACTAAAGTAAATGAGACTTCATCGTAATACTTAATAATATCATCCCACTGCGAAAAAACACCACGTCCCATAACATAATCTGCGGGAACATGATATAGCAAGGTGATTTTTTTTAGCGTGTCATAATCGGGTTCCTGATTAGATACTTCCCACATAGATACAGTTGAGCGAGCAACACCTAGCTGATTTGCCATTTTTGCTTGCGTGAAGTCTAGGATTTTCCGCAGTTGCTTGATTCTGGTCATTTCATCAGCTCCTTTATATCAGCATACGCCATAATTTATGACATTGAAAGGCCGAGACAGAAAAATATTGCCATAATTATTGACACTCCAGCTGTTGTGTGTTATTATTGTGCCATAGATTATGGCAACATATTTTATATGTTGGAGGTGATGACATGGTGATGCGGATTAAGGAACTTCGATTTTTAGCCAACATGACTCAGCAGCAGTTAGCTGAGTACTTAGGCGTTGTAAGGGGAGCTGTTAGCAACTGGGAGTCAGAAACATCTTTTCCCAGTGCTAAGCAGTTGCCTAGGCTTGCCGAGGCACTGAATTGCAATATCAGCGACTTATTCACTCCTGCCCAGGAGCACAAAGGTCAATAACTGAAAGGAGGTGAGAGGGATGGGTATTAAGCCCGACAACCCCGTCCTGCCACTGGTCAAGGAAATCAGAGAAACAACAGACCTGAAGGAAGTCGCGGCGCTGCTCACCAGCAAAAGCTGGGTCGCAATCGCCGCGGCCCCCAACGGAGACGGCACCTATCTGTTCTGCATGGGGCGCGTCAACGGAAGGAAAGCCCCGTCAACGGACCGGCCAGTCCGGTAAGCGGGGAAACTCGGACGTGTCCTCATCCGGGAACTCCGGGTCGTCAGGTCCGTGCCAGCCAAGGCAGTAGAGAATGTATGCGCTCTTGTCCTCCAGCTGGCCCGGCGCGACGGCCAGGATCGACCAGCGGCCCGTGTCCAGATAGGCCTGGACGCGGGCAAGGTCGGTCTCTTCAACAACTTTTCTGACGTCACTGTAATCCATTCGAGTCACCTCCTTTTCTCCCGATTATAACACAGGCTGATAGGAGGGGACAAACCTGATATTTGAAAGCGAGGTGAGGGGAATGGCAGAAACCAAAAGGAATGGAATCAAGTACGAGACCGAAGGGAGGGCACTCGCTGCTTCGTGCGCTATGAAGGCCGGACTGATCCAAGGCCCGGAGGATCGAGCAAGGTTCGACCTCTTCTGGGATGCCATCAGAGAAATCTTTTCCGACGCTCTGATGACAGCATTCCAGCCCGGGAAGGACAACCCCTGGCCCTTTATCATCGAGGCGCTCGTGCGGATCGACAGGGTGGAGACCCGGCTGGCCGAGGTCGAACGCCAGAAAGAATCGTCGGCGTCCGACCTGGCCGAAGAGGTGGCCGGGAAGATCAGCAGCCAGATTCGTCAGGCTCTGCAAGGACTGCAGGAGCCAACGGCCGAGGAGTCGTTCCTGGGTGCGCTGGATTCCATCAAATCTGAATATCGTACTCCAGCAGCGCCTTCTGCAAGGCCAAATGATACTGCTCCAAAAGCGACAGAGCAAATTTCATCTGAGCCTTCATAACATTGGCGTTTTCGTCGACATGATCCAGCAGACGGCCATTGTAGATAGACTGCAGCGCGTCGTCTCTTGCAGTATCCAGGATTTGCTGCATATCAATCATACTATTCACCTCCTTTTCACCCCCCGATTATAACACAGGCTGATAGGAGGCAACAACCAGAAAGGAGGCACCGCATGGTACTGCGAATCAAAGAGCTCCGGGAGGCCGCGGGGCTGACCCAGCCTCAGCTGGCCGCCAGCATGGGCGTGGCCCAGAGCAACGTGGTGGGCTGGGAGCAGGAGCGCTACCTGCCCCGGGTCAGGCAGCTGCCGCTGCTGGCGGGGGTCCTGGGCTGCGAGTACAACGATCTGTTCGCCGAGCCGCCCTACCGCTATGATACCGCCTGACCCACCCCGGGTCTAGGGCGGACCGATACCCTAAACAACCGAGAGCAGGTCCTCAGAGGACCCGAAAAAGGAGAACGCCATGTACGAAAAGAACATCTACAAGACCGCCCGTCTGAGCGCGGGCCTGACCCAGGAGCGAGCCGCGGAGAAGCTGGGGATCAGCGTGGAGAGCATCAAGGCATACGAGACCTACACCCGCCTGCCGCCCAGCCACGTGCTGGACGGGATGTGCATCATCTACGACTACATCCCCCTGGCCTATCAGCACAACCGCATCGCCTCCGGGGAGATCAAGGTCGTCCCCGAGGTGGAGGTCCGAAGCCTGGAGCAGGCCACGATCAGCCTGATCCGCCGGGTGCTGGCCTTTGCGGACAAGCATCGGGACCGGGACCTGATGGCCATTGCCGAGGACGGGATCATCGACGAGGCCGAGCGCCCGCTGTTCGACGAGATCCTGACAGAGCTGGAGGACATCAGGCGGGCGTCCATCGAACTGCAAATCAGCCGGGAAACCCGGCCCGAGTAAAGGAGGAATCATCATGCCGGCAAAGAGAAAGACCAGAGCCGACCGGGTGGCCGAAAAGTTCGGCGAGCTCTACCGGATCGGCAAGGCCCGCAGCGGCCTCCAGGAGACGGAGATCGCGCCGCTGTGCGGCTTCAAGAGCCCCATTCCCCTGCGCAAGCGGCGAAACGAGCCCCTCAACTTCACCATGGGCCAGCTCATGGCCCTGGGCGCCGCCTTCCGCTGGTCCGAGGAGGACTGGCAGGAGCTGACCGGCCTCATGGCGGGAAGGAGGCCATCATGATCACAAAAGAACGCCGGGAACAGCTGCTCTGGCTGTTCGAGAACGAGACCAACGAGGACGAGACCCAGGAATGGCGGGACGATCTCACCGACGAGGAGGCCGACATGGTGGCCCTGTGGGAGCGCGTCTACTGGGAGGGCCTTGCCCGGATGTATCACGACCTGGTGGAGACCCGGGCGAGAAAGGAGGCGGCGGGATGATCGAGGTCATCTTCAATGTGAGCGGCGAACTGGACGAGACACACGGCATGCACCTCGCCGTCACCGCTGCCGCCACGCCGAAGAACATCATGCTCGCTCTGGCGGCCACCATCCAGGATATATGGCGAACGATCGACGCCGACGACTCAGAGGTCGGAGACCTGTTCCGGTCTGACCTGCGCACCGCCCTGAACGATCCGCGCTTCTGGACCCGGGAGGAGGAATCCTCCCATGACTGACGACCGCCAGCCGGCGTACGACGCCGTCATCCCCGCCCGGGTCCGGTACGACCCGGAACTGCCCGACAAGGCGAAATTGCTCTACGGCGAGATCCGGGCCCTGGCCAGCCGGGAGGGCTACTGCTGGGCCAGCACCGCCTATTTCTGCAAGCTCTACGGGGTGACCGACGAGTGCATCAACGGCCACCTGCGGGCCCTGGAAAAGCAGGGGCACATTATCCGGGAGTGTCTCCGGGACGCGGACACCAGCCAGGTCCTGGAGCGCCGCCTCTGGGTGGATCTGCGGAAATACGCCGCCCGGGACCGGGACGCCCCTCCCCCGGAAAAGTTGGGGACCCCTCCCCAAGAAATCTTGGGGACCCCTCCCCAAGAAATCTTGGAGGAGAATAATACAAGTAAGAATAGTACAAGTGTAGAAGACCCCCCTGTAGTCCCCCCTGCCGGGGGACGGCGCCCGCGCTCCAAAAAAGAGCCGAGGAAGGCCCCCGACTGGAAGCCCGAGCGCTTCGCCGGGTTCTGGGCCTTCTATCCGCGGTCGGAGAACAAGCAGAAGGCCATGGACGCCTGGGACAGGCTCCGCCCCTCGGATGACCTCATCGACCGGATCGGCCGAGCCCTGGTGAAGCAGAAAGCCACCCAGGAATGGAAGGAGGGCGTGGGGATCCCCCACGCCGTCACCTACCTGAACAACGCCCGGTGGGAGGACGCCGACGGACTGGTGTCCCAGGGGACAAGCCCCACCGGCTGGGCCCCAGATCCGGAGGTGATGAGCTCATGAGCCAGATCCTGGTCCAGGACGAGCTGGAACTGACCGTGGTGGGCACCATGCTCCTGTCCGAGGGAACCATCGGCGAGACGCTGCAGGTCCTGGCCCCGTCGGACTTCACCCTCACCGGGGCCCGGCTGCTCTTCCAGGCCATGGGCAAGCTCTTCCTGGCGGGGCGGCCCACCGACGAGCTGTCGGTGGTGCTGGAGGCCGGGGACGACTGCCGGCCCGTGGCGGACCTCATCCTGGACAACCGCCTGTGGACCACCGACGAGGGCCTGGCCCATTACCGGGACGAGCTGCGGGAGCGATCCCGTCTCCGTCAGCTCCGGGAGCTGGGGGACAGGCTGTCCCAGGCCGACACCGCCGCCGGGGCCGAGGCCATCGTGGCCCAGCTCAACGGGGCCCTGGCCTCCCGGCGGGAGACGCGGGTCGTCAGCATCCAGGACGCCGTGACCGACTTCGTGGCCCGGCTGGAGCGCAAGCCGGTGTATCTCCCCTGGGGAATGAAGCGGCTGGACGAGGAGCTCTTCGCCGAGCTGGGAGATTTCATCATCCTGGGCGGCTACTCCTCCAGCGGCAAGACGCTGCTCTCCATCCAGTTCGCCCTGCTGATGGCCCAGACCTACCGGGTCGGGTATTTCTCCCTGGAGACCAGCGACCGCAAGCTCATCGACCGGACCGTGGCCAACCACGCCAAGGTGAGCCTGAAAAAGATCAAACGCCGGACCCTGGCCCAGCAGGACTACGACCTGATCGCCTCCTCCGCCACGGAGCTGGCCAAGCTGGACCTGACCGTGGTGGACGCCTCGGGCATGACCGTCCAGGACATCCAGGCCATCAGCCTGCAGCAGAGATTCCAGATCATTTTCGTGGACTACCTGCAGATCATCCGGGACAGCGTGGCCGACCTGCGGCAGCGGGTCACGCAGATCTCCATCGACCTGAAAACCCTGGCTCAGACCCACGGGATCACGGTGGTGGCCCTGGCCCAGCTGTCCCGGCCGGAGAAGACCCAGTCCCGGCCCAAGCCGCCCACGGTCCAGTCCCTGCGGGAGTCCAGCCAGCTGGAAAACGACGCCGACATCGTCATGCTGCTCTACCCCGATGACCCGGACGACAACGGGAGCAACCGGATCCTGAAGATCGGCAAGAACAAGGAGGGCGAGAAGCTCCGGCTGGAGCTGGCCTTCGACGGCGCCACCCAGACCCTGACCGAGGAGGAATATCAGTTCAAGGAGACCGACGAGGAGGTGCCGTTCTGATGCAGGTAGGAGACAGGATCCGCTTCCGGCCCTATCCATGGACCCGGGACCGGACCCAATGGGGCAACGGCATGGCCATCCCCGTCGACGTCGCCGGCCGGGTCGTCTGGATCCACCCCAAGGGCCGGTATTACCTGGCCGAGGGCAAGGTGGAGGGCCGGACCATCCGGGAGTGCTACTGCACGAGGGGAGAGTGACCCCATGAGCGAGACCAAACTGGCCCCCGCCGGCTGCGAGGGCTGCATCGACCTGGCCTACGACGGGCTGTGCAAGTACAACCTGCGCACCGGCATGAGCCGGGGCTGTCCGCCGGGAGAGGGCTGCACGGTGAAGACCGTGGGGCCCCGGCCCAAGCCGGCCTGTCAGCTGCCGCCCCGGCGGGCGTCGGGGTGGGAGGACCGATACTGGCGGCCATCCAAGCCCACGCCCAGTCTCATCGCCCTGGGGGCTGACGGCACCGCCCGGCGGCTCTACGCTCAGGGCGCCCGGGACCCGGAGATCGCCCGGGCCACCGGCTGGAGCGTGACCACCGTCCGCAACTGGAGGAGGCAGACGGGGCGGCCGTCGAATTACGACCGACAAAGGAGAATGCCAAATGGAAACCAAAGTGACGACCCTGCGGGAGGCGCTGGCTGAGGCGTCGGTGCCCGATCCGGGCACACGGGAGCGCATCGAGTACATCGATCTGGACGACGTCCGCCCGGACGGGCGCAACTTCTACGAGCTCTCCGGCATCGACGAGCTGGCGGCCAACATCGAGCTTTTCGGCCTCCAGCAGCCCCTGCGGGTGCGGGACGACCCCATGGACCCGGACAAGGTGATCCTGGTCTCGGGCCACCGCCGCCGGGCGGCCATGGAAAAGCTGGTGAGCGAGGGCCGGGCGGACCTGCGGGAGATCCCCTGCATCCGGGAGCGGGAAGCGGGGAGCGAGGCCCTCCAGGAGCTGCGGCTGATCTTCGCCAACAGCGACACCCGGAAAATGACCAGCGCGGAGATCTCCCGCCAGGCGGTGCGGGTGGAGGAGCTGCTCTACGCCCTCAAGGAGGAGGGCTACGACTTCCCCGGCCGGATGCGGGACCACGTGGCCGAGGCCTGCAAGGTCAGCAAGAGCAAGCTGGCCCGGCTGAAGGTCATCCGGGAGAACCTGAACAACTGGTGGCTGGCCCGGTGGAACGAGGGCAAGGTCCCCGAGGAGACCGCCTACCAGGTGGCCCGGCTGAGCCCGGAGGACCAGAGGTACGCCACTGTCGCCGCCACCAAGAAGAGCAGACTGGAGTATTTTTACGCCCACGACGCCGAGCGCCTGGGCCAGACCCTGAAGGATCTGGAGAAAAAACGCCCGGCCTGTCCCAAGGAGGAGGGGATCCCGTGCCCACACCTGGAGAAGATGAAAGCCAAGATCGCCGAGGATGGCAGGTGGTACAGCAACCATTGCACCGGCCAGTGCTGTCTCAACTGCTTCTGGCTGGAGACCTGCAAGTCCTTCTGTCCCCACGCCAAGGCGGAGAAGGACCGGATCAAGCGACAGGCCAAGGAGGCAAAGGCCAAACGCAAGGCCGACGGGGCCGCCCGGGAGGCGCTGCTGATCGAGAGGAAGAAGCTCCTGTGGCAGCGGATGGCCCAGGCCAGAGCGGCGGCGGGCAAGTCCGTGGAGGAGGTCTTCGACGCCTGCGGGCGGTACTACGGCAGCGTCTACGAGAAGTCCTTCCTGGAGCATGAGGCCGGGACGGGGAAGCTGACCGGATCCGACGAGACGCCCTACGGCTATATGTTCTCCGCGTCCGACGCCATCGGCCTGTGCGCGGTGGCGGACCTGCTGGGGGTCAGCATCGACTACCTGCTGGGCAGGGAGGAGGTGAGCGAATGATTATCATCGCTGCGGGTTGCCTCATCGTCATCACGGGAATGGGTACGGTCTTTTTGGGATACCTGCTCGTCTCGCAGGTGCGCCAGGACAAAGAGTTCCAGCGCGAGGCCAAAGAGCACCAGCGTCGGATGCAGGAGCTTGACGAAGAAATTCGCCGGCGCAGGGAGGACTGACCCATGGCAAAGAAACAACACCGCCAGCTGCCGCCGGGGATGACCTACGCGGAGGTGCTGGCCATGCAGAAGCGGCAGGCGGAGGCCATCCGCGCCGCCGCCAGGGACGACGCCGTGCGGATCGAGTCCGGCATCCAGACCCAGCGGGCCATGTGGCTCATGGTGGTGGCCATGGCCGAGGCCTTTGGCCTGGGCCCCAAGCGGGTGGACCGGTTCATCGAATCCTTCCAGGCGGCCACCGACTGGTTTGTCCAGATGGAGCAGGACAATGACACCGACTACACCCTGGAAAAGCTCCGGCAAAAGGCCGAGGAGGTCTCCGGGGTGAAGATCGCCTATCTCTTCGACGAGGAGATCCGGCGGATGAAGGAGGTGTGAGCCATGGGCGGCTATCGAAGCGTCGGCCGGGCGCTGGCCCTGCTGCGGATCCTCTTCCTGGAGTCGTCCCCGGCCCACCCCCTGGATCCGGGCCATGAACGAGAACGAGATCGTCATCGGCTACGACGCCCGCCGGGGCCGGGGCTGGTATTACGCCGGCGGCTGGCTGGACGGCACCGAGCCGGTGACCGCGGACAAGGAGGGATCCCATGACAAAGACTGAGGAGAAGCTGACGGCGGCGCTGTTTATGGCCTGCCGGACCTTTGCGGCGGAGTGCGCAGACGCCATGCCTCTGCCGGCCGGGACCGAATCCGAAAAGCAGAGGCACATCACCGCCGCCGCCGTGCCTCTGATGGAGGACTACCTGAAGGACGTGGAGGAGATCGGCGCCGAGATGATCCTGGCCTTGCTGACCCGTGCCCGCCTGGACGCGGAACGGTATGAGCAAGCATCACAGAACAAAAAGGAGGAACCTGACCATGAGCATGAGCATTGACCGGGCCATAGAGATCTGCAACCCCACCACGGAGAGCACCCACAGCCCCCACGAATGGCTGGAGGCCCACCGCATGGCCTGCCAGGCGCTGGCCCTGCTGCGGTGGATCCCCGTGACCGAGCGCATGCCCGAGGACGGCGAGTACGTCCTGGGCGTCTGCAGCGCCACGCTCCCGGGGGAGCGCACGCCCTGGCTGGAAAACGACCTGTGTATCGTAGAGTACAGCGAGACGCTGGACGAATGGATCCTGGCGGACGACCAGGACCTGGACCCCATCACCGTCTCCCACTGGATGCGTCTGCCCACGCTGCCGGAGGGGGTGGAGGAATGAGACTGCGGGTGACGAGCCTCTGGATCCCCGTGACCCAGGCCCTGCCGTCGCCCCGGAAGCGGGTGCTGGTGACCGACGGCCTGCTGGTCTACGAGGGCGGCCTGGGGACCGACGGCCGGTGGTACCGGTCGGGGACCGACCGCCTGGCGGAGAACTACCTGGTCCACCCGGTGACCCATTGGATGGCCCTGCCGGATACGCCGAGGTGAGCCTATGGATGAGATGAGAGACGCCCTGCTGAAGCTGGCGTACAACATTCACAAGATGACGGGAGGACTGATGATGGAAGAAAAGAAGCTGATCTGTCTCCGGGACATTCTGGATCTGCTTGCACCCGCGAGTGTCAGGGTGGAGATACGACAAGGACATGACATTCTGTCGGGCAACGGTGACGCCCGCATGTGGGAGCATATCGAGGACGAACTGGTGGCAAATATCTGCCCGACGTGCGACAGCCTGACCATCTGGCTGGTGACGGAGGCCGACCATGGAGAGGACTGAGCTGATCCGGGCCCTGAAGGGCATGAAGGCGGAGACCGGGTCGCTGATCTGCCTGGGCTGCGGCCACGAGCACAACTGCACCACCCAGGGCTGCGCGATCATCCGGGCGGCGGCGGAGGAGCTGGAGAAGATCGAGGCACAGCCTGTGGTGAGGGGAAAGTGGATAGAATGGTGGCCTAGCGATTGCGCCCTTATTATGACCGGGGAAGAAATGCTCTGGATGTGCAGTGAATGTACTGCAAAGTTTTCAGCCAAAAGTAGCTACTGCCCCAACTGCGGTGCCGACATGAGGGAGGTTGGAGAGGATGGCTGAATACATCGAGAAGCAGGATGCGATTATTGAGATTTTGAGCCAGCCACCGGAGGCCCATTATCCAGCTTGGTACGCAGAGCAGATTAAAGCAATCCCACCCGCCGACGTTCGGCCTGTGGTGAGGGGTCGGTGGGAAGACAAGCAACTCGGCCCGTGGGGAATGGTCTACGCAACCTGTTCTGCCTGCAAAAATCGGGTCACGCTGGAACAGCTGCATAGAAACTTCTGCCCCAACTGCGGCGCCGATATGCGAGAGGAGGCAGCCCCATGAACATCCAGGAAACCGCCGCGGCGGCCAAGGCCAAGGGCATGAGCTACGGCGAGTACGTCAACGAGACCGAGGGCCAGAAGGTCACGGTCCACGTCCCGCCGGACCTGCCCACCGCCCAGACCAGACAGCCAGCCGGGGACGAGCCCCAGGCGGAGCCCGAGACGCCGGCCTACGACCTGGCCCGGACCTGCCCCAAGTGCGGCAAGACCTTTTTGGTGGAGTCCCGGATCAGCCGGAAGAAATACTGCAGCGTCGCCTGCAAGCAGGCCGTCGCCGCGGACCGGCGGAAGGTCCGGTACCAGGAGAAGGCCCTGGCCCGGCTGGAGGCCGGGGAGTCCGAGGCCCCGCAGAAGCCGCCGGCCCGGGAGGCCATCCTGGCAAAGGCCCAGGAGATCTACGAGGGCAACCGGGACGGGCAGTACGGGAAGCGGGAGCGAAACTTCGAGGCCATCGCCGGGCTGTGGTCGGCCTGGCTGGGCCGGGAGATCACCCCGGCGGACGTGGCGGCCATGATGGCCCTGCTGAAGATCGCCCGGATGGGCTCCGGGCACTACAAAGAGGACAACTACGTGGACGCGGTGAACTATCTGCTGTTTGCCGCCGAGCTGGAGGAGGCGTGAGCCATGGCACTTTGCGAGCAGGACCGGGCCATTATCCGGGAAGTAGCTGAGCAGAATCTCAACCTGTCGGCGGCGGCCCGGGCCCTGCGGCTCAACCGCTCCGCCGTGGACTGGCGGCTGGACCTGATCCTCCGGGAGACCGGGCTGGACCCGAGGAAATTCTATGATCTCTGCGAGCTGCTGGATCTGCTGAGGGAGGGACGACTGTGACGCTCAACGAATACGTGGCCTGGTATCTGGCCAGGGAGGGACGAGGATGAGACATGATGCTTCTCGTCACGATTACTGCTGCCGATGCGGAGACCTCTTGCTAAAGAGCAGGATGGCGAAACTGTCAATTCAAAGCGGCTCCTGTGGAAGTCCCAAAAAGCTTGCATATCTCTGTCGGGACTGCGTGGCTGACATTGGAGATTACCTGGGTGTTTCGGTCCCTGATTATGATTTGACCGTGCATCGAGTATGTAAGGTTACATACCAACATGAAGGACAAAATCTATCGTAGCTGCCGCCGCTGCGGCAAGGACTGGAACGTCTCCCGCCTGGACCCGGGGCCCAAGGTCTACATCTGCCCCATCTGCGAGTGGCGGGAGCGACTGAAACAACCGCGCCCTGTACGGGCGTCGGAGAAAGGAGAGGCATAAATGGCACCGTACAACGGAAAAAAGAGACCGCCGAGGATCGATGACGAATGGCGGGAAGCCATTATACGGATGATCGAGCGCGGTATCCCGACGGCAGACATCATAGCAATTACCGGGGTCTCCCGGGGAAGCATTAACAACATCAGCGCGGCGGATCGCGCCGCAAAGAGCGGGGACGTGGAAAAGCTCATCCACATATATCTCCACATCAGCAAGCCTCTGGCACGCTGGGCGGCGAGGCGACTCGGCATCGACCTGGACGCTGCGCTGAAGGAGGCCGGATTGGAGGGCGTATGAAGAACCCGAAACAATGGCGATATACCCGGCAGCGGGCCGGACGTCTGGTCAAGGAATGCAGATACCAGCGGCCCAGGATCCGGGAGGACGACCCGGCGGCGCTGCGGAAGGAAAAGCGGGCGGTCCAGGAGAAGATCCGCAACTGCTGCTTCCGCAAGAACCCCACAGACCGGGCCGAGCTGATGGTGGCCCTCATGGGGGCCAGGTCCGCCCACTGGGTGCTGACCTACGACGAGGACCACCTTCCCCTGCGCTACGCCCAGGTCCAGGAGGACGTGCGCCGGTTTATCCGGGGGCTGCGGCGTCGGCTGGGCCGGGCTTTCGACTATCTGTACTGCATCGAAGGGAAGCATGGAGACCATCGGTATCACGTCCACATCCTCCTGCGGAAGCGGGACGTGCCTGACAGCCTGGTGACCCTGTGCTGGCCAGGCGGCGGTGTGAAGGAGGGCGCGCCTGTGCTCCTTCCCGGCAAGCCAAGGGACGGCTTTTACCGGCTGGCCCGGTACTTCACCAAAGAGGCCAGGGACGGCATGTCCCTGCCTCTCGGATCCCGGCTCTGGGTGGCGTCCAGGAGCCTCCGGGACCAGCTGCCGCCGCCGGAACGGGGCAAGGCAGACAGCGGGGAGATCATTGTGCCGGAGGGCGCCACGGGGGTGCTGCCCTACAGCGTCACAGTGGAGGGCGGACAGTACCATTACGCCAGCTGGATCGAGCCCGAGCCTCGCGCGCGCGCGACATATACTTGAAATCTTGGGTGTACTCCTGGACACAACATAGAATTTGGGGGAGATGCCGTTGCATGTCACAGAGAAACGTGGTAAACTATGCGCAGTGAAAGACGGATGGCTGCTGTGCCCGGCCTGCGGACGGACCAAGGTCCTCCGGATCTGGCCGGAGACCAGAGGCCGGGCCATCCAGGTCTACTGCAAAAAATGCGGGCGGGAGACGCTCGTGAATATCGACAAGTGCCAGTGCCATGAGTGCCAGTGCCAGTAAACACCTTCGGGTGGATGCTGACGCTGGCGCTTTTTTGTTTTGCGTGGAGGTGATAGCCCATGGCAATGCGAGCCAGGCGGCCCTGCCGTCACCCGGGGTGTCCGGAGCTGACCACGGACGGCTGGTGCGACAAGCACCGGCCGGAGCCCCGCAGGTCGGTGCGGAAGGTCAGCGGAGCGTGGCACAGCTGGTACTCCAAGCCCATCTGGGTCAAGCGGCTGCGGCCGGACCAGCTGGCGCGGGAGCCCTTTTGCCGGGTGTGCGCGGCCCAGGGGCTCCGGACCAGGGCGACGGTGGTGGACCACGTGCAGCCCTTCCGGGGAGACTGGTCGCTGTTTGTCAGCCCGGCC